CAAAGAATCCCGGTTATGTGAGAACTTACAAAAAACGTGTTGAGGTTCCATGTGAACGAGATTACATCCCTCAGACTACTCCTCATTATCACCATGAAGAACCACACCCCAATGTGGGTAATGTGGATAACAATTCCTGTGCCGAGGGAACTGTTGCCGGAGGATTGTTAGGTGGTGCATTAGGTGGAGTTTTGTCCACTAAAGATAACTGGATCTGGGCAATTCCCACAGGTATTGTTAGCGGGGCTATGGTCGGTTGCCAGGTGGACGGCGGTTGAAGTGTCCATGGTTCCCCCCACGGGGTCCAGAATCGTGTATATTAAAAGAGTCAAAGGAACACCACTCACATGGCAACCCGCTCACGCATCGGTATTCAACTCAAAGACAATTCTGTCCTGTCTGTTTATCACCACTGGGATGGTTATCCTGAGTGGTTGGGTCGCATCCTGAACACACATTACAACTCTCGCGATCTTGCTACTGAGTTGATTGATGGTGGCGACATGTCTGCTGCCTGGGGTGATGAAAACCGTGCAGAGTATTACTCTGAGCGCGGTGAAGATTGTCCTCCTCGCTATGATGATGACATCTTTGATTTTCTGAAAAAAGAGAATAATGAAGAGTATGCTTATATTTGGACTGTGAATAACAAGTGGGTAGCATTTGACATGAACGAGTTCAACGATAACGATCCCGAAAAGGTTGAAATCCCTGCTGAAAACCTTGCTGTTTGATTATCATGACTGAACAAGAACGCATTATGTATCAAGAACTCGCCTACGAATTCTGGGTTCAAATTGAAAAAGAAGCAGCAGAACTAGAAGTCACGGTAGACTACTACCTTGAAGAGTTCTATTGTTCATGATATAATTTAACAAAGGGATTATCTCATGATTGGAAACTTAGAACCAGAGGAACATGTTATGGATGATAGTGTCATCTATCCTGGTGGAATGTTAGGTCAACTCGCTATTGCTCTAGAGTCCCTAGGTTGGGACTATGGTGATAACGTAGCAGTAGAGATTGCAGGCACCTCAGTCTATGAGATTGATGGTGCTGGCACTAAGTGGGCACCAGTAAAAGGCACCCGTAAATATAACAAAGATGCGTTCATCGTTATCAAGAACCTTGACCGTAATCCTACCGTACCATCACAACCAAACCCTGATCTAAAGCAACATCATGCTGATTAACTTTGAGCAGAAACCTGACATGATTGTCGGGTGGGAACAACATCTTAAGAATGGAAATGTATGGAAAGCAAATGTTGAACTTTCCATGCAGGGTGGTGACAACGATGAACAACTCATCTATAATGTGGATGTTTATGTAGTGGCACCTACACAAGAACTAGCGCAGTATATTGTTGCTACCATGTATCCAGATTACGAATCTCTGCAAATTGATGATGATCCCGTTGGAATTGCCCCCTGATTTTATTCATGAACCACCAAAAGGTTTCTCCTATGAAGTTAAGTCTCACAAATCAAATGTTGTTGCTATTTGGTTACTTCATCACCGTAAGTATTGTTATAGCAGCGATCCAGTTAGGACAATCTGGGGGTTCTACAACACAAAGCAGAGATGCTATCATGCGCCTATTAACTCCACCAAGCACGGAGATAAGGTAGACATTTCTAATACTCGCCCCTATACTGCAATGCAACTAAATCTCACACCATTGGAGGCAGCATTTGTATGACATATATCCCACAAGTTGACGATTATGTGAGATGGACACGCAAAAATGGTTTAGTTGATGAAGGGTGGGTATATTTTAAGTGTGATGAAACTATCAGCATTGAAGTTGGTGTAAAGGACAAACCACATTGTGAATATACAAAGAACGAAAAACATAAGAAGATTCATATTCTAGTTTGCTGCCAAAGTTTTCAGTGGGATCAGTTAGAGTATGTGAAGAATAGAAGAGGAGTTGATGTAGATCAATACAAATCACAAGAGGGGAGGTATATTGATCCGTGAGAAAGTTGTGGAGAGTATGGAAATATACTCTAGGAAGTTTTTCAGATGAAAAAACAGAGAGATACGATAATGCTGTTGCTGTTTTTCGCAGCATTATATTCTTTACTTACTTGGCGACTAATTGTTTTATTATTTCTGGAGTGATTCGACACTGGCATGATTTACCGAGTGAACTACCTAAAACCGAAGAAGAAAGGTTATGCAAAGCATACCGCTAGCTTCTTAAGAATTGAAGATGCTTTATTCTGGGAGCAACATGTAAAGAAAACATTGAGAGCAGTGGACACTACAATTACTGTCCACTAATCTCCCACAGACCACCAAACCCGTGTATATTAACAGAGTCAAACAAATGCAACACATGGACGATTTTTGGAGTGAGATTCAGGACATGCCCGGTGAGATCTTTGATGTCACTGAGCTAGAAGAAGATGACTCAAAAATGAATATCAAATGCGACGAATTTTCCCAAACTGATTTTACTGTCTGATGAACTTCCCCACTTCTACTGTCAACGTCCTGCCTCATTTGAACGATCTTAAAAAAGTTTGGAGGTCTCAAAATTTCTCTTTTACTAAAGATCAACAGGAACAATATGACATGCTACTGCAAGCACGTCGTGAACGTGTTGCATGGTTTTATGAAACTGACCGAGTGCAGAAAGGTCCGAAGGTGATTAAGAAAGTGGAGGAAGAACAAGAAGAGGAGTGATTGTTACAGTTTTGTAACAGTGATTGACAACCACTATAAAAGTTGTTAATATACAAACATGATAAACAAATTACTAAGTTTATCATAGATTCGATTTCCTACTTTGGATCTAGGATCACAGCAAACCCTTACCCCCGGAGGTCCAATGACCGCTCAAAATCAACAAAATTCCCTGCAAATTCCTTTTCTTGACGTAGTAGAAGTAGAAGAAACAGGACTTACTGGCGGACAACCCATTCTTGTCAAGAAAGAACCAAAAGTCCGTGATCTGGGTTATGTCGCAGAAAAGTACAAGAATAAGGAAGCACCTGAAAACTTTCAGCGCCCCGAATCTTGGTCAAAGGTAGACTTTAAGAAGTATTTTAATTCGATTCTGATGGATCGTATTGAGGGAAGTATTGTTGTCGTGGATATTGATTCCTGCATCCACAGACTTCAACAAGTTGCACCTAATGATCGGGCACTGCAACTCTTTTTAGCCCTTAAAGAAAAGGGACGTAAGTATATCGTCCTTGATGGCAACAACCGTCTCTCTTTTATGATTCGTCTTGTCAAAGGTGAATATACGATTCCTGAAGGAGAGTATTCTTACATTCGTGATCCTCAGGACACTTCTGTATCAACTTTCCGCGTAAAGCGTGGCAAAGATAAGTTCTCTGACCTGCCACCTGTGATCCAAGATGTTATTCTTGGTCGCGCAGTTGTTATCAGCGAGTATAGTCAGATTGGCTATGACGGTCTCTCTGAGGTGTTCCTGAATACTAACAGTGGTGTATTCCCTAACGGACAAGAGATCCGTAATTCTTTCAATTCTCCTTGGGCAGATTACGTTCGAGTTCTTCGTTCTGAATGTGCTGTTCTTCTGGGATATATGTTCTCAGATTTCAAAAAGCGTTATTGTGGTGATGAATGGATCGCACAAACTCTTGACTTCTGCTTGCAAGCGATTGATGATAGTCAACTCAACGAAGAATTGCAAATTGGAGTACAGTTTAATGCTGTAACTTCATCTACGATGAACAACCTTTATAGGAGCACTTTCCTTTCTGTAAAAGATCAGGTTAAGTATCGTGATAATTTCATCACTCTGATGGATTGGATCACTCAGATGGTTGATGAAGCTGATGATGCAACTACGATCAAAGAGATCAAACGTAAGACTACCATTCAGAACCTGTTCTTTATGATGACTTATGGCATCAAAACTTATGAACAGGCAGTTGCTGCTGTTCAACTTATGAACGATGAGTACAAGTCTGGTAACGCTATTATTGATGACGTTACTTACAAGAACGCATGTGAAGGTTTCAGAAAAGTTAATGTCGAGATTCGTTATAAGATCTTGACTCAAATCATTGACGAAGTTCTTAACTGAGGACAATTCTTAAACCGTCCACTACCCCTTGACTTTCGGGTCAGGGGGTTTTATATTATATTCATGAGCAAAATCACCCTTCGTCCACATCAAGATCGTATCATCAATCGCATGTGTGATTATGACAAAGGTCAGATTATTGTGCCTACTGGCGGTGGCAAAACATTGACTATGATTGTTGACACTCAGCGTCGTCTTGATGTTGTCAACAATGGCACCACCACAGTTGTTGTTGCTCCGCGTATTCTGCTGGCAGAGCAACTGTGTTCTGAATTTATGGAGGTTATTGATCCTAACAATAGTGACCCATATTTGCATGTGATGCACGTTCACAGTGGAGAAACGCACTTCACTAGCACCACCAATGCAGAAAAGATTCACCTTTATGCTAATTGTGCTCGCACTATGGGTGAGAATGTTATTATCTTTACCACATATCACTCGCTTCATCGTGTGATGGAGGCAGATATTGAGGTAAATACTATTTACTTTGACGAGGCACATAACAGTGTGCAGCGTAACTTTTTCCCTGCTACTGAGTTCTTTTCTAACGATGCTGATCGTTGCTACTTTTACACTGCTACTCCTAAGCATAGTCTTACAATCACGAAACCAGGAATGAATGACGGTGCAGTTTATGGTCAGGTTCTTGTTAATGTTCCTGCACCTGAACTTGTGGAACAGGGTTACATTCTTCCTCCTAAAGTTGTAGTCAAGCAGCTGCCTATGATCAATGGTCGTAAGGTAATGTATGCTGATGATTGTGACAACTTGATCGAGACTATCGATGACAACAACATCGACAAGACTTTGATTTGTGCTCGCACCACAAAGCAGATTATCAATCTTCTCACTCACTCTGACTTCTGTGCTGAGTTGTATCAGCGTGGATATTCGTGGATGACGATTACATCGAAGACCGGTGCAATCATCGATGGTAAGAAAGTTGATCGTGAGAAGTTCTTTGACACGTTGAACACTTGGGGCAAAGATCCTGAGAAAAAGTTTGTTGTTATCCATCACAGTATTCTCAGTGAAGGTATCAACGTCAGTGGTCTTGAAGCTGTTATCTTCATGCGTAATATGGACTACATTGGTATCAGTCAGTCGATTGGTCGTGTGATCCGTTTGGGTAGCACAGAGAAGACATTTGGTCTCGTTTGTATTCCAACCTATGACAGAGTTGGTATCAGCACTGCCAAGAAAGTTCAGGCAGTTGTTGATGTTGTGTTCAATCAAGGTCAACCTGCAATTTCGGAGATTAGACGATGAATTACACTAAAGAGCAACTAATTGATGCGCTATGTGCAGAGTGGGACTATCTCTGCCACGATGATTTTGATCCTGATAATGATCAAACTACTGAAGAATATCGTGAGGATTTAATTAAAATGTCTATAGATGAGTTGATAGAAGAAACTGGAACTGGGGATGGTTTTACTTTGAGTGAATTTATGGAGTGTTGGGTATGTTGTGAAGAATGAAAGTAGTAGAAGTATGGGGCAACAATGACCCTAATTGGAAAGAAGAAGAACTTACAGAACTGTGTAAGATAGTTTTAAGAGAGTTAAAATCGTCCGATGACAAAAACACACAAATGTTCTGGGGTAAAATATATGGCAAACTATTAGGAGAAAAAACATCACTAGGTGACAGTTGACAGGCTGCACACCATCGCTTGATTTCTGCCCCATCCTGTGCCATTATACTGGTATGAAAAACACACACCTCCAACACCCCGAAGATTCTATCCTTTCGGGTGATCTTACTGTCTTGGATTGGTTCCTCACTGAGAGTGATCTTTCCGTGAAAATTGATGGTGCTCCTGCTATCGTGTGGGGCACAAATCCTGCGACTGGCAATTTCTTTGTAGGTACAAAAAGTGTCTTTAACAA